GCAGCTATATCCAAGAACTTTGTCACTTGGTGGAAGTCCACCGCCTAGCTGGATCCGGGTTACCTGAACTGTGATAGTCTGTTGTGATTCAGCTTCCGGACAGAAGCCTGTTATGTATTTTTGCATAAGTTTGCCTCCCTTCTGCCCACATTTTACCACGGGCGGGGGAGGAGGACAAGACAAATGTTCGAGTGGAAAAAGCCCCCGGCCGGGGGAGGAGAGGAGGTGAGAGGTGTGGATGTTTTTGCAGTGGGTTTAGCCTCGTTTGCTGTAGGCTTCAACCTATGCAATGTGATTTGGATATTTTTTTCACCGCATAAAAAGCGCAACGACCGCAGCGGCTAGGCTTCTAACACTGACAAGCGGAGCAAGCAGAAGCCCCCGGCCGGGCCGGGGGAGGAAGGGGGTGAGAGGATGTTTGTTTTGACCACGGAGTATGAATTGACAAAAGAAACAAAAAGAATCCTTCGTGAGCAGTTCAAGAAAGAGACCGGGGAAGATTGCATTGTCTGGGATTTAGGCATGAAGGTCACGCAGATTTCCGTTAAAAAGGACAGCGCCACCGGCGGCAACCGGTGACGCTGACAGGGCCCTGATTCACAGGCTGAAAGCAGAAGCCCCTGGCCGGGCCGGGGGAGAAAGAGAGGTTACCATGAGACCAAGAACCAGAAACCTGAATATCCCCAGTGACCAGGAGATCCTGGCGCTGGACAACGTCCCGGTGGAGACGGCGGCCCGGTATCTGGGCAGCAGCACCGCCACCCTGTATGAGGCCCTTCAGGATGAGCGGGTCCCCTTCGGCTGGGCGGTACAGCACAACTCTCACTGGTCCTACAACATCAGTCCCGGGGCCCTGGTCCGCTACAAGCGGGAGGGGCTGCCCATGTACCGGCTGAAGGATGTGTCGGAGATCATCTGCGAGGACGTCAACCGGCTGATCGACCAGCGGATGTCCCTGGTGGGCAAGCTGACCAGCGCACTGCTGGAGACGTGAGGAGGGTCAAGCCATGTGGAACAAGCTGAGGCGGCAGTGGCCGCGGCTGTACGAGGTCCTGGAGTGGGTGACCTTCGCCCTGGCGGCGGGGGCGTTCCTGCTGGCCCTTGGGGTCTATCTGACGGTGAAGGGAGGTTGACGTCATGCGCCCACCCAATTTGACGGAGGCGGCCCGGGTGACCCGGCGGCTGCTGGACCAGTACGGCCCGGCGCGGCTGCTCCGGGTGGAGGAGCTGGCCCCCGGGATTTTTAGGGGGATGCTGGCCGGCGGGGCTCAGGCCCTGGCGGTAGTCCGGGAGGACGGACGGATCGCCGTCCGGGAGGCCGAGCCGTGGGTATAAAAAATCCCCGGGGCCTTTCGGCTCCCGGGGACGGCAGACAAGAGGGCTCGTCTACCATGAGAACAAATGTATTATACCATGGGAACGTGTGTTTGACAAGGGGGAATTTTAAGCGAAATGCGTGAGAATTTGAGAAAGGCCCGAAAGGCTGCTGGGATGACCCAGCAGCAAATGGCCGATAGGTTGAGAATTGGACTGCGGCATTACAAGAAAATTGAACGTGGCGAGACTCTAGGTAGTGTTCCATTATGGGATGAATTGGAAGATATAGTTCATGTTAATCAGCGTGTTTTGAGAGAAATTCATCCCGGCATAAAAGATAATCCGTAGATACATCCAAAATGTCTGCAATCTGAACTAGTCCATCAAGTGTTGGTTTTGCGTCCCCGCTTTCGTATTTCCGGTAATTTCTCAGACCAGTACAAAGTTCATCAGCCATTTTTTGGGCAGTGATACCACGCTCTTTTCTGGTTTGGTTGAGCCGATCAGCGAACATGACAACGCCTCCTAAAAAATCTCTTGACAGTGCCATAATAGTACACTATACTGATGGCACAGATAAGTGCCACTAAATGGCACTGTTAGGAGGGCACAAAATGAACACTACCACAGCGAGATACTTGGGGATCAGCCTCGACACCCAGGCCTGCGCGAATTGCAGGCACTTTTACCAGCACTATATTCTGGATCCACTGTCCGGCGGCAGATACTGCGTACCAGTGCACAGCGGACACTGCTGCTACCCCCGGTTCAAATACCGCAAGGTGAGCGATGTGTGCGAGCACTTTGAGCGGACAGAGGATGATGAGTACAAAAATAGAAAGAAGAATAATCATGATTAGAGATTACATAATTGGCCCATCTATGTATCCGTATGGCTGCTTTGATATTCGATTTGCAGAAAAGTAAGGAATTGAGGAAGCCATTGTCTTTAATACCTTAGCCCGTGAGATCATGCTTACGGAGCAGACTGATGAGTCCAGGAGGTGTTGGGGTGGAGTATCTGGCTGTATGGAAGATGGGGGGATCTTTTGGGTGCGGGTCACTGAGAAATTTCTATTCCGCGGCAATTCCAAATTATTCTCTGAAACGAAAGCTAAAGAGATTGTCAAAAATCTTGAAGATTTTGGCCTGCTCTTTGTCAGGGCCAGCTTGACTAAAGGATACTTTTGGATTGCTTTGGGTGAAGAGAAAGAGTGAGGGGGCGATCATAAATGAATCAATATGTTAATGTGCCAAAAAGTGTATTGTCTGACACAAATCTTTCTCTTAGAGCAAAAGGACTTTATGCGCTGATGCTCTCGCTCCCTTCTTATTGGAAT